TACCGATGGTGGTTCTACAGGAACAGCTAAATTATTAGTTACATTTGTAATTAGGAGATAAGCATGTCAAGAATGAGAGTAACAAATACTATCGTAAGAGGTGTTACTGCTACATCTCAACAATCTACAGCTACTGATGCAAATACTGAATATGTCAGAATCGTATCTGATACAGATGGAGTTCACATTGCTTTTGGTGCATCACCAACAGCTACAACAAGCACAACTATATTAGGTGCTTATGACCCTGAAGTATTCAAGATTGATGGTGGCATGAAAGTAGCAGCAATACTTGCAAGTGGAACAGGTAATATTTACATAGATGAGTTAAGCGAATGAGAAAAAAGATAGGCGACAATCAAGTATTTCACTATCATAATCCAACAGGTGAGTTCGCTATAGAACACATTGAAAATATACAACCCCTTTTAGACCAAAACAAAAAGCTACAGAATGAAGATCATCACAAGTCAGATGAGTTTAGACTATCTGCTCGTATACCTATGACTGTAGTTTATGAATGGAAAAGACTATTTGGGGTTGATGTATTTAATAAAGACCACAAAGAAGCAGTAAAAAAACTTATTAACAGTCCTGATTACAGGTATCTAAAGACAACCAATAGGCGAATATAATGGCAATAACGAATTACTCAGAACTTAAATCAGCAATCGCTGACTGGTTAGATAGAACAGATTTAACTGATTCTATTCCTGACTTTATTACTTTAGCTGAAACAAGACATAGAAGAGATTTTAAAATAAGAAGAATGGAAACAAGAGTTACAGCTAATACTGTAGCTGATACTGAGTATTATACTTTGCCTGATAATTTTGTTGCTATGAGAAACATACAACTTAATACTGATCCTAAGACAGCTTTAGAATATTTAACACCTGAACAAATGGACAGGATATATGCAGGAAGTAACAAAGGTAAACCTAAAGCATATTCTATTATTGGAGATAACATACAGCTAAGACCACTTCCTGATAGTGCATACGAAATAGAAATGCTGTATTACAAATACTTTACTCCTTTATCAGATTCAAATACAACCAATGATATGCTTACTTATCACCCTGATGCTTATTTATATGGGGCTTTGGTAGAAGCAGAACCTTATCTTCAAAACGATAAGAGAATACAAACATGGGCTAGTTTTTACGAAAGAGCCAAAAAGGATATAATAGATTCTAATGAAAGAGATAGACATTCAGGGGTAGCTCCAACAACAAGAATTGATTATGGGTTATATTAATGACCACATGGACACCCCAAACAACAAGTTCTAGCACATGGACAACTGTACCTGAAACAGCTAGAGGGTACATTGAGACAGAAGATAACTTATTTTTGTTAGCAACAGAAGATAACGAATTAATACAACAAGAGGATTTGACTGATATAGCTCCAGGAGACTGGCAAGATACATCTCCAACCTCAACAACTTGGACAGTACAATAGATGGCAACTAAAAAGATTTCAGAATTATCGACTACCACCACCCCTGCAAGTGGTGCGTTATTTCCAATCGTACAATCAAGTGATAACTTCGCAGTAACATTAGAAAACATCGCAGCTAACTTACCTGCTGTTACAGCAACATCTATTACCTCATCTACAACCATAACTGCTACTAGTGGATTTGTAGGTGATCTTACAGGAGATGTTACAGGTAACGCAGACACAGCTACAGCTTTAGCTACAGGTCGTACCATAGGAATGACAGGCGATGTTACTTGGACTTCAGCATCATTCGATGGTACAGGAAATGTAACAGGTACAGCTTCTATAGGTACTGGCGTTATTGTCAATGCTGATGTCAACACAAGTGCTGCAATAGATGCAACTAAAATACATGATGGCACAGTTTCTAATACAGAATTTGGATATTTAAATGGTGTTTCTTCTGCAATACAAACGCAGATAAACACAAAGATTACAGCATCTTCCACAGATACTCTAACCAACAAGACATTTGATGCTAATGGAACAGGCAATAGTCTTTCTAATGTTGAGGTAGCAGATTTAGCATCAGGTGTTCTTGATACCGATTTATCAAGTGTTTCTGCATCTGACGATACACTTGCATCAGCAAAAGCAATTAAGACTTATGTTGATTCACAAGTTACAGCACAAGATTTAGACTTCCAGGCAGATTCAGGTGGTGCATTATCTATTGACCTAGATAGTGAAACACTAACCTTTACTGGTGGTACTGGTATAGATACAAGTGGTAGTGGCAATGCAGTTACTTTTGCGATTGATTCAACTGTTACAACTTTAACAGGGTCGCAAACTTTAACAAATAAAACACTTACAACACCTGTTATCTCATCTATCAGTAATACAGGAACATTAACACTTCCTACATCTACTGATACATTAGTGGGTCGTGCAACCACAGATACACTCACCAATAAAACAATCAATAGTGCATCTAATACCATAACGATTACAGAATCAAACATATCTGACTTAGGTTCTTACATAACTGCAAGTTCTACAGATACATTGACTAATAAAACATTTGATGTTGAGGGTACAGGAAACTCTATATCTAATATTGATGTTGCAGATTTTAAAGCAGCAGCAATCGTTATAGAATCAGAGGGCATATCATCAAACGACAATGATACTACCTTGCCTACATCAGCAGCAGTTAAAGATTATGCTGATACTAAACTAGCTAATGTTGTAGAAGATACTACACCTCAGTTAGGTGGTGAGCTAGACACACAAACTAATACAATAGATTTATCAGCAAACACAGCTTCACTAAAACTAAACAAAGGCACAACAGCACAGCGTGATGGTACACCTAGCTCAGGTATGTTTAGGTTTAACACAACAACAACATCATTTGAGGGCTACGATGGTAGTGCTTGGGGTGCAATCGGTGGAGGTGGTGGTGCTACTGGAGCAGGTGGAGATGAAGTGTTTGTCGAAAACGAAAGAGTAGTTACAACAAGCTATACTTTATCTACCAATAAATCAGCTTCATGTGTTGGACCACTTACAATTAACTCAGGGGTTACAGTAACAATCCCATCAGGAGAGAGGTTAGTTATACTATGACATGTAAACTTAATGCAGATACAACAGACGGATTAAAACTAACATCAGATACAAGTGGTGAGATAGACCTACAGATTGATGGTACAACTAAAGTACATATGGCGAGTGACGGTAATTTAGGTGTAAATACTACTAGCCCTGCCAGTAAACTTCATATACATGGCTCTTTTCGACAGACAGGTGCAACTGCTCCTTTTGAGTGGACAGTGAATGCAGGTTCATTAGATTATTACAAATTAAACGCTGTAGGTTATGCAGACAATCTTATTGTTGCAGATTCTGGTGGTAATGTTTATTTTGGTACTGTAAGTTCAGCACCTTGGACTGCAACTTCAGGAACATTTGCTAGAATTGGAACTACATTTCCTATAACAGCAACTGCTCAAGACAGTATATGTGCAATCTTTAACAGAAATACAGGAGATGGAGCTGCTGTTGAACTTAAAAAAAGTGGAACAGTAGTAGGTAGTATTTCAGTTACAGCAAGTAATACTGCATATAACACTTCATCAGATTATAGATTAAAAGAAAATGTAGACTACTCTTTCGATGCAACTACAAGATTGAAACAACTTAAACCATGTAGATTTAATTTTATAGCAGATGAATCAAACACTTTAGTAGACGGTTTTATTGCACATGAAGTGTCAAGCATAGTACCTGAAGCAATAACAGGAGAAAAAGATGCTACAAAAGTGCAAGATGTTTATAATGATGATGGTGTAAAAACAGGCACAGAAACAGTACCTGATTACCAAGGAATCGATCAAAGTAAACTTGTACCTTTATTAGTCAAAACAATACAAGAATTAGAAGCAAGAATTACAGCATTGGAGAATAATTAATGGCACTCACTTTACATGGTACAGTATCAGATAACACAGTAGCTTTAGATCGTAAGACTGCTACTCCATTGATTATAAATGGTGATATGGCTATAGACCAAAGAAACTCAGGTGCTAGTCTTACAATAACAGGTAATGATGTAAGTTGTGATAGATGGAAGTTCCAAGTAAGTCAGGCAAGTAAATTAACATCAGAACAAAACGATAGTTCAGGTTTAGCAAATTTTAACAACTACATGAGAATAACAACAGCATCAGCTCATACACCTGCAACAGATGAATTTTTTATAGTCAAACAAAATATAGAAGGTCAAAACATGACTTTACTAAATTTTGGCAGTTCTGATGCACAAGCAATTACGTTAGGATTTTATGTAAGAAGTTCATTAACAGGAACATTCGGTGGTGCTGTATATAATCAAGCAGGGAATAGAAACCACCCATTTAGTTACACAATTTCATCTGCAAATACATGGGAATTTAAAACTGTTAACATTTCAGGTGATACAACAGGCACATGGCAAAAAGATAATGCAATAGGATTAACATTAGTTTTTTCTTTAGGAGCAAATGCAACAAGATTAAACACAGCAGGAACATGGACAGCAACATATTCTACAGGGGCAACAGGTCAAGTAAATATGATAGAAACAGCTTCGGCAACTTGGGATGTAACAGGTGTTCAACTAGAAGTAGGAACATTTGATAGCAACAGCATACCTGACTTTCAGTTTGAAGATAGAACAACAAGTCTAGCTAGATGTCAGAGGTACTATACACAATTTGATTATGCAGATGGAAATAGATTTGCAGAATGTATATTTAGAAGTACAACAAGAGGGCAAGGAAATGTAAGTCAAAGTTTACCGATTATGAGAGCAACACCATCAGTATCAACTGACATTCCTGCTTATCAGTTTTATTATGGGGCAGATACAACTAACACTTGCACAGCAACATCAGGTAGTGGTTTCCAAGCAGTTGATAATTTTGAAATCAGAGCAGATTTTACTTTATCATCAGGAAGCTCAACAACAGGATATCCTGTCAAACTAAGAACGAATGGTGCAGGTGCATTAAAATTTGATTCAGAATTATGACAATAACATCAGCAAAATATTTAGAAACAGATGGACAAAATACCCATGTAATTACAGTTATAGATGGAGTTACATGGACAGTTCCAATGCAAACAGACAACACACACTACCAAGCAATTCAAGAATGGGTTGCTGAGGGTAACACAATACAGGAAGCAGACTAATGGCAAGTATAAAGATATCAGGTGATACTTCAGGTGAAATAACAATCTCAGCACCTGCTGTAGCAGGAACTAATACTCTTACTTTACCTGCCGAAACAGGAAATATAATAACGAATGATACATCAGGTACAATAATACAAGTTTTATCTACGACAAAGACTGATGAGTTTGCATCTTCGTTATCATCAGGAGCATCAACTGCTGTTACAGGATTGACTGTAGATATAACACCTACATCTACATCAAACAAAATATTAGTCATCTGTTCTGTTAATGGACACAATGGTTCAGAGGGTGGTGGAACATTTACTGTTAAAAGAGACAGCACAGAAATATTGATACCTGCATCAGGAACAGGTACAGAAGCAAGTATTACAGGTTTAGGAATTACTTCAGATGCTTCACCTCTTACACAAACGATACAAGGGTTAGATTCACCAAGTTCAACATCTTCATTGACATATTCAGTAACAATGACAAATACATCAGGATTGACTAGGACTTGTTCTGTAAATGCTACAGATGGTACAGAATCAATGAGAGGTTGCTCAACAATTACAGTTATGGAAGTAGTGGCATGAGTATAGCAAGAGCAATATTAAAGATTAATCCAAATGCAACATTTACAGTCAATGGCAATGATGTAGACCAAATTACATGGCTTGATAGCACAACACCTATATCTAAATCAGATATACAGGCACAACTAGGTGCAGTAGAGTTAGATATAGCATTAGAAAATTTAAGAAGTAAAAGA